TGCCGTTGGTGCTAGTGAGATTGCTGCTAGTGCAGTAGGTGCTTCGGAGTTAAATGTTTCGGGTAACGGTAATACATCTCAATATTTACGTGCTGACGGTGATGGTACATTTACTTGGGCAACGCCTCCAGGTACAGGAGCGTCTACTACTTATAATGGTGTAGGTACATATGGAATAGTCACCTCATCATCCCAGAGTTCTAATGGAGGATATGCTCTTAATAGTACGATTTCTGGTAGTGCTGTATTACCTTATACTGGGACTTGGCGAGTTATGGGTAAGTTTAACTACAGTTCTTCGACCACCATTTTTACTACCTACTACTTTATGCATCTCATAGTAAGAATATCATAGGGATAATATGGCAATTAACATTAATGCAAAAACAAGTGGAGTTGGTGGACTAGAGACCACAGCCGATAATACCGGGAATATTAATATTCAGTCTGGTGGCTCTACTGTAATGAGCGTCACTTCAAGTGGCGTTGCTGTCACCGGGTCTTTCTCTCAAAACGGCGCAGTCTACTCAACCCAACCAAGTTTCCGTAACCTTATCATCAACGGAGATATGAGGATAGCACAGAGGGGAACGAGTGAGACTGGTCTAGGTGTTACAGTAAAATATGCAAATGCTCCAGACAGAGTAAAATGGGTTGGACTAGGTAGTGGCACTTATGCTTTTACAGCTAGTCAAGATACAGATGTTCCTAGTGGTCAAGGGTTTGCTAATTCATACAAAGTAGATAATACAACAGCACAAGCATCATTGTCAGCAGATGCAGCATTGTTTTTATCTATCTCTTCAATGGAAGGTCAAAACTTACAACAGCTAAAAAAAGGTACAGCTAATGCAGAATCATTAACCGCATCATTCTGGGTTAAATCAAATAAAACTGGAACATATATCTGTGAACTATATGATGCAGATAATATAAGACATATTTGTTCTGCATATACAATTTCTAGTGCTAATACATGGGAAAAGAAAACAATAACATTTGCTGGTGATACCACGGGTGCATTTGATAACGACAATGCAAGAAGTTTTGAATTTATCACATGGTTAGCTGCTGGAAGTAATTATACATCTGGAACTTTGGCAACATCATGGGCATCATTAACAGCAGCTAATCGTGCAGTAGGACAAACAAATTTAGCAGACTCCACTTCTAATTACATTAACATCACAGGCGTTCAGTTAGAAGCAGGCTCAACCGCGACAGACTTCGAGAACTTACCTTATGATGTAGAGTTAGCAAGATGTCAGAGGTATTATTACAAATGGAACACTTCTTCATCTAACAATTGGGTTGCTTGGGCAATGGCAGCAAATACTACTAATATGTATGGTCATGTGCCATTTCCAACGACTATGAGAAATAATCCTAGTTCTATTGATTATCAAGGAATGGGATGGTGGCTAGGTGGTGCAGTTACAGCTTTTTCAGCAGTTGGTATTGCTGAATCTGGCACAGATTCTTGTACTATGAATTTTACATCTACAGGACTAACAGCACAAAAAATGTATGCAGTTCTTCCCAATGGTAGCACTAATTATATAGCATTTAATTCGGAGCTATAATATGACATATAAAACAATTATTACAGAAAGTGTAAATGGTGTAACTCAACAACATATTATTATAGATAATGGTGATGGTAGTTTTACATCTTTTCCAGTAGATAATACTAACCAAACATATGTAGAATGGACTAAAGCAAGTCCAATGAATGTAGCAGAGGAGGCTGATTAATGGCTGATATTATTGTTGCTGGTAATACCAGCGGAACCGTAACCTTATCTGCACCTGACGAGGCAGGTTCTACCACAATCAACTTACCCTCAACCAGTGGGAACTTAGTCGTAGCAAAAGCAGGCGGGGTTTTATACGAAAACACAACAACGATCAGTGCAGACTACACTTTATCAACTGGGCAAAACGCAATGAGTGTTGGGCCAATAACAATAGACCCGAGTGTAACGGTGACTATACCGACGGGACAACGTTGGGTCGTGCTATAATTTAGAGAAAAAGGATAACGATGGCATCACGAATAAATGCAGATAGTTCAAACGGCTTACAGCTAGTTTCCGACTCGTCCGGCGAAGTTCAGATACAGGCTAATGGAATTACAAAAGCACAAGTAACTTCTGATGGACTAATTAACCAAGATAACGTAGTAATATCTAATAGACCAGTATTTGCAATGACTAACTCTGGTTCAAATCAAACTATAGGTGACAATGTAGTTACAAAGGTGTTACTTGATACTGTAATTACAGATACAAATAGTGCTATTGATACAGCAAATTCTAAAATTGTTATTCCTTCTGGACACGAGGGTCTTTATCAAATTAATTATTCATTAAGAATAGATGCTGGTGCAAATACACAAGCAAACATTACTCTTGCATATCTATATATTAATGGAGTTAGATATAATAGAGTTTATTTTGCTCCTGCGGCAAATTACGGAAGAGCATTTCATATGACTAGGGCAAGTATTATTAATTTGTCAGCTGGAGATGAATTAGAGTTATACGGACAATGCGATAGAGTAACTTCTGGAAGCCCTTTTATTAATTTTTCCGTAGATTATACAGAGCTTTCAGGATTTAAATTGATAGGGTAGATTATGACATTATATGAAAAGATAATAACACTATATCAAAGAATGGAATCATCCAACCCTTACCAAGCCAACACAAGAGGAACTAGATAATGTCTAGCATAGTAATCAAAGGAAACACATCAGGTCAAGTTGAAATCGCCGCACCCGACGTCGCAGGCTCAACCACGCTGACTTTACCGACTGGGACTGGGAATATAGTAACGGATGATGGAAGTGGTAATTTAAGCCCTACAGGCGGTATCTATCTTGGTGGTACAGCATCTGCTAACTTATTAGATGATTATGAAGAAGGAACATGGACACCAACAACAAATGGAGATGCTACAGGAGCATTTACTAATCCTAATGGTGTATATGTAAAAGTTGGTCAAATGGTTACTGTGATGTTTCAATTTAATGTTGCAACTTCTTTTACAGACTATTATATTGGTGGTCTTCCATTTCTAGTTAAAAGTTATGGCAATTATGGAACAACAGGTTATGCAAAATATACTACTAATAGATTTTGGAGAATATCCAAAAATGCAACGACTTTGTATTCTACTTCAGATGGAGAAACTGCGGCTGCAGTAGGAGCGTGCAGATGCGTATTTACATATCGCTCTCAAGTATAAAAAGTTTAAGGAATAAATATGGCAATAACTAAAACAAAAACAATAGATAAAATAGAAGTAGTCGGTGACTACAAACATATTCAAGTGCGTGAAAGAACTGACATTGTAGAAGATGGTAAAGTTATATCGTCAACATATCACAGATGGGTAATAGCACCAGGTCAAAACTACAGCAACGAACACGCAGATGTACAAGCTATGTGTCAACAGTTTCACAAACAAGAAGTAAAAGACGCATACGCTACATTTTTAGCGGAGCGAGAAGCTCAAATGAGTGGAGATGAATAATGGCACTACAACTTAACGGAACAGCTGGAGTAACCTACAACGACGGATCAAACCAACCGGCCGCCGCGTCTCCTATTGGAACGAAGAACCTCATAATTAATGGCAACATGCAAATAGCACAGAGGGGGACGAGTGTAACAGGGATTACTAGTGGAGGATATTGTACTGCTGATAGATGGAGTACAAGCTATGCTAATTCATCTGCTACATGGACACAAACACAATCAACAGATGTTCCAACAGGACAAGGATTTAGCAATAGTTTAAAAATGCAATGTACTACTGCTTCTGCTGTTGGAACAAATGAAAGATTAATGGTAGGACAAAGATTTGAAGGACAAATGTTACAACACCTTAAAAAAGGTACTGCCAATGCTGAATCATTAACTTTATCATTTTGGGTAAAGTCTAATAAGACTGGAACATATATTGCAAACTTATATGATTCAGACAATACTAGGTATATAAGTAAAGCATACACCATTAACACAGCAGATACATGGGAAAAGAAAATAATTACTTTTGCTGGTGATACAACAGGAGTATTAGATAATGATAATAATCAAAGTATGCTGCTTTTCCTTGCTTTAGCGGTTGGAACTTTTGAAACATCAGGAACATTACAAACATCTTGGGGAAGTGCTGTAGCAACAGATAGATTTGTTGGGCAAGTTAACCTAGGGGATGCTGTAAATAATTACATTAACATCACAGGCGTTCAACTAGAAGTAGGTGACACAGCTACACCATTTGAAGTTATGCCATACGATATGCAGTTAGCAAGATGTCAGAGGTATTACTATTTACATTGTGAAGGAAATGCAAGGGCAGTAGCAAATGGTGCTATGTATACAGCAGCAGTAGCTTATGCAAACATCAAATTTCCAGTGAATATGAGAACGGACCCAAGTATTGAAGTTGCTTCAGCAACTAATTTTAGAGTCTTTGCGGGTAATGGTACATCCAATGCAACAAGTGTATCAATTTGGAGTCAAGGTGGTACAACAAACGAGTATATATCTTTATCAGGATTATCTAGAGTTCAAGGTCAAGCTTGTTTTATAGACACAACTGATGTAGCTTGTAAATTAGCATTTATCTCGGAGTTATAATTATGGCTATATATAAATTAGTAAGAAATGAAGCATTACAAACAGTAAATCAAGTTAAAAAAATAATTAGCGATGATACATATACGCTTATACCATTTGACAAAGCTAACACAGACTACCAAGAATACCTAGAATGGGTAGCAGAAGGTAACGAACCAGAACCGGCGGACGAATAAGGAGTATAATATGGGCAGTGTAACTATTAACGGAATTGGCTTTGTAGAAAACAGTATTACCATAGATACTGACTATACTTTATCGGACAACAGAAACGCGATCACTGCAGGGCCAATCACTATAGATGATGGAATAACAGTAACAGTCGGAGACGGCTCAACATGGACGGTCGTATAATATGCCTACAAAAGTAAAAGGAACCACCGGGGTAGACAAGGTAGAAGCGGGTGCAGTCATTACTAACCCAGCATTCTCAGGTGACGCTACAGTATCAGGTAGTCTGACTGTCGGCGGTGTTAACGTTTTTAGTGGGCCTTATCGTAACCTCATTATCAACGGAGATATGCAGATAGCACAAAGAGGTACATCAACTGCTTCTATTACTTCTGGTGGTTATTATAGTGTTGATAGATTTGCTTGGTCACCTAACACTATGGGCACTTGGACAATGAGTCAAGATACAGATGTGCCTAGTGGACAAGGTTTTGCAAGTAGCGTAAAAATGTTATGTACCACAGCAGATGCAAGTCCAGCTGCAGGTGATTTTTTATTATTATCACAAGGTATTGAAGGTCAAAATTTACAACAACTTAAAAAAGGTACAGCTAATGCTGAATCAGTTACTCTATCGTTTTGGGTAAAATCAAACAAAACAGGTACATACATTGCTGAATTGTTTGATGGAACTAATGCAAGACATATTAATAAATCTTTTACAGTAAACTCGTCCGATACTTGGGAAAAGAAAACCATTACTTATGCAGGTGATACTACTGGAACATTAGCTAATAATAATAGTGGTGCTTTATACTTATATTTCTGGTTGGGTGCTGGCTCTACTTACACATCAGGAACATTACAAACATCATGGGGAGCAGCTGTAGCTGCAAATAGAGCTGTTGGAGTATCTAATTTAGCCGATGCTACTTCTAACTATATGAACATCACAGCCGTGCAATTAGAAGTAGGTGAAGGTGCTAGTGACTTCGAGAACTTACCTTATGATGTACAGTTAAATAGGTCTCAGAGGTATTATCAAGTTATAGATGCAGGAGTTAATGCTTATTCACCTACAGGAATTATAGGATTTCCTTTCAATACTGCTATGAGAGCTACACCAACATTGACATTTAGTTATTCTGGAACAGCTAACAGAGTTTATAGAATTGATACAGGTGGGACATTTGATTTAACTGTTGCTGCTACTGCTTTAACAGATAAATCTTTTGTAAGTTTATTTGCTACTAGTCCAGCAAGTTGGGCAGCTACATCAGGTGTAGGATTTAGGTCAACTTTTGTTTTTAGTGCGGAGTTATAGATGGAATACACATATAAATTAATGCAAGATAACTTAGGTGTTGTTAGGTCAGATGGAG